AAGAAGAATTCTATTAAAACAGGTAAGTATGAAGGTGCATATGTTCAGATACCGGTAGTTGGCAAACATAAGTACATTGCATCATTCGATTTAGCATCTCTATATCCGCATTTGATTATGCAATACAATATTAGTCCTGAGACTCTTACTGATACTAGAATACCTTGTACTGTCGATGAGCTATTATCAAAGTCATTTGATAATTCCCATATTAAAGAGCAGAATTTATCTCTAACTGCAAATGGTTGGTGCTATCGTAAAGATGTTCGTGGCTTCTTACCTGAAATTATGGAAGAAGTATATGCCGACCGTAGTAATTATAAAAATGAAATGCTTAAGTATGAGCAGTTAATTGAATCTGATAAGTACAATAAAGAATATCAGAATGCTCAAAGTTCTTCCAATGCTATGCAATTAGCAGTAAAAGAAGCATTAAACAGTGTGTATGGCGCAATAGGTAATTCATGGTTCAGGTATTATGACTTAAGAATGGCAGAAAGTATTACTCTATCAGGTCAGTTATCTAATCGATGGAATGCTAATATGTTGGATGAGTATTTTAACAAAGCAAATAAAACAGAAGATATCCAATATGTTATTGCTGGTGATACCGATTCTAATTATCTAACCTTAGAAGCAGTTGTAGAATCTGTATGTCCTGATAAATCTATCAATGAAAAGATAGCTTTCATGGATACATTCTGTGCTAAAATAATTGAACCTTTGATTGACCGTTCATATATAAAAATGGCAGACTATATGAATGCCTATGAACAGAAAATGAAAATGAAACGTGAAGTATTGGCTGACGTTGGAGTATTTGTAGCCAAGAAAAGATACTTTCTTCGAGTACATAATTCTGAAGGTGTTCAATATGCTGAACCTAAACTAAAAGTAACTGGCCTAGAGTTGGTTAAGTCTTCTACACCTCAGGTATGTAGGAAAAAACTAAAAGACTCATTGAATATTATATTAGATGGTGATCAAGATCAAATCAATAAGTATGTGAATGACTTTAAAATTGAGTTCGAATCTCTTGCTTCATCAAGTATTGGTCGACCTTCAGGTATTAATGGTCTTAAGAAGTTTAGTGATAAGACTAATGTATTTGCTAAAGGTACTCCCATGCATGTACGCGGAGCTCTTTGGTATAATCATTTAATAGACAAATATAAACTATCAAAGACACATGAAAAAATACTTGACAGTGATAAAGTAAAGGTAGTGTTCTTGAGAACTCCTAACCCTATTAATCAAAATGTAATATCCATCAAAGATAAAATACCGGAAGAATTTGGATTAGAAAAATATATCGATTATGATACACAATTTGAAAAAGTATTTATAAACCCTCTTCAAATTATGCTTGAACCAATCGGTTGGAAATTAAATAACTCGGCAAACCTGGATGAATTTTTTGGATAATATTAGAATAATTAAAACTGGAATTAATGTCTCAAAGATATTAAAACAATTAGAAAAGTATCCTAATGATTGGGGTGCTCAAAAAACAATGGAAGGAGCGTTGTCTATGCTTGACAGAGGTTTTCCTGAAGTTAGTGCAGGAGTTCTTCAATTAGTAATGGGCGGGGTTGAGAACATAGATCAATATGTTGGTGATACAGATATCTGTGTAGAAACTCCTGCATATAAAAGGCATACTGAAATAGTAGGTTTTCTGAAACGTAATTTCAAAAATTCCAGTAGATGTGGTTTTTTATCTTTACCTATTGGTGGAATAGTCGGTAGGCATATTGATATTGGAGATTATTATCTTACAAGAGATAGGTATCATTTATCAATTCAAGGAACTTATCGATATTCAGTAGGAGATGAATCTGTTATTGTAGAACCTGGAACATTACTTTGGTTTAATAATAAGTTAGAACATGGAACAGAAAACTTAGGCGATTGTATAAGAATTACCTTTGTATTCGATGTACCACATTCTAAAAATAATCCATAATAATAGTTTACAATATTAATAATTTATATTATAATAGTTGAATAAATTAACAAATGAGGTAATTAATGAGTGCATTATTAGAACGAATTAAAAAGAATAGTACGATTAAAGATTCTTCAATATTATCATCTTCAAAGTTCTTTACTAAGAAAGATATGGTAACAACTCCAATCCCTGCTCTTAATATCGCATTATCCGGTAGAATTGATGGTGGATTAACTCCAGGTCTTACTTTATTTTGTGGACCAAGTAAGCATTTTAAATCATTATTCTCTTTGATACTTGCTAAGTCTTATATGGATAAGTATCCAGAATCTGTATTGATATTCTATGATTGTGAGTTTGGTACGCCCGAATCTTATTTCGATTCTCTTGCCATTGATAAAGAACGGGTAATACATACACCCATTATGAATATGGAAGAGTTTAAATTTGATGTAATACATCAATTACAAGAAATTAAACGTGGTGATAAAGTTATCTTTATTATAGATTCACTTGGTAATATGTCGTCAAAGAAAGAAATGGACGATGCTATTGATGGTAAATCTGTTACAGATATGTCAAGAGCAAAGCAAATGAAGTCTATCTTTAGGATGATAACTCCATATCTAGTTAAGTATGATATCCCAATGGTTGCAGTAAATCATATCTATATGACACAAGAAATGTACAGTAAACCAGTAGTATCTGGTGGAACAGGTATATACCTTTCAGCCGATAACATCTTTATACTTGGTCGTCAACAAGAGAAAGATGGAACTGAGTTAGCAGGTTATAACTTTATCATTAATGTAGAGAAGTCTAGACAGTCCCGTGAAAAGTCCAAGATACCAGTTACAGTTAAATTTGAAGGTGGTATTAGTAAATGGTCAGGTTTATTGGAAATGTCTTTAGAATCAGGTCATGTAATTAAACCAAGTAATGGTTGGTATTCAAAAGTTAACACTGAAACAGGCGAAGTAGAAGATAAAAAGTACAGAATAAAAGATACTGATACTAAAGACTTTTGGTTACCTATTATATCAAGTACCAGTTTCCAAGAATGGATTAAAAAGAATTATCAAGTTTCAAATGGTGCTATTATATCAGATGAATCTATTGAAGAAGAATTGGCATTAATTGAAGATGATTTAGGAGAAGATAGTGAGTGATGATTTTAAGTTTTTAGTTGGACATAAAATAGTAGAAAACCATAGTGAAAAAGGTCTTTCTGCAATTAAGTTGACAGATGCTCCTTATGAAGGTATAATTTTTAGTTATGGTAAAGTTGAATTTCCTGAAGATGCTTTAGAAGGAGAAAATTGTCCAATAAAATTTGATTATGAGGTTTACAATAATGCTGGAATAGAATATAATGTAGATGAGTTCGAAAAATATATTGGTGATTTTCTTATAGAGTTAATCGTGTACCAATTATCTAAAAATGGCATTGTATATACAGGCGGAATTGATGACGATAACACAGACTATATTGAGCAACTTGATCCACAATGAAACATATTCAAGAAAAGTAATTCCATTTATTAAACTTGAATATTTTACTGATCATTATGAAAAAGTAATTTCACAAGAAATTATTAACTTTTTTGATCAATATAATTCAACAATAACTCTTGATATATTAGCAATTCAGATCAGTAACAGGTCTGAATTGCGTGAAAACCAACTACAGGATATTGAAAAATATATCAATGAGTTAACTTTTAAAACTGATAATGAACAATGGCTTTATGATAATACTGAAAAATTCTGTAAGAATCGAGCAGTCATTAATGCAATCATTGATGCTTATGATATTGTAGAAGGTAAAAATAAGGATAAAACTGAAGATGCTATACCAAGTCTTTTATCAGATGCTTTGGCAGTAAGTTTTGATTCTTCTGTAGGTCATGATTATCTCGAAGATTATCAAGAACGATATGATTTCTATCATAGAGTAGAAGAAAAGATTCCATTTGATCTTGACATCTTCAATAAGATTACAAAGGGTGGATTATCTAAAAAGACTTTGAATATCATACTTGCAGGTACTGCAGTAGGGAAAAGTTTGTTTATGTGTCATGTTGCTGCTTCCAGTCTTCTACAAAATAAGAATGTTTTGTATATTACCATGGAAATGGCTGAAGAACGTATTGCAGAACGTATAGATGCTAATCTTCTTAATATGAATATGAATGAGATGGCTACAATAGATTTGCCTACATATAATAATCGTATTAATAAATTGATTAAGAAGACTTCCGGTAAACTTATAGTTAAACAATATCCAACTTCAACTGCCCATTCAGGTCATTTTAAGGCTTTATTAGAAGAATTGAAGATCAAACGTAACTTCAAACCTGATATGATAATTATCGATTATTTAAATATCTGTTGCTCTTCACGTATTAAAAATGGTTCAGGTGTTAATTCATACACTTATGTTAAATCGATAGCTGAAGAACTTAGAGGTCTTGCAGTTGAATATGATGTACCATTATTAAGTGCAACCCAAACAACACGAGGTGGTTTTGGTAATACAGACGTAGAATTAACCGATACTTCAGAATCTTTTGGTTTGCCTGCTACAGCAGATATGATGTTTGCTTTAATTGCTACAGAAGAACTTGAAAACTTAAACCAAATCATGGTTAAGCAACTTAAGAATCGGTATGCAGATCCTGGTTATTATAAACGATTTGTTATAGGAGTTGATAGATCTAGAATGAAACTATATGATGTAGAAGAATCTGCTCAAAAGGATATTTCTGAGAGTGGCCAACCTGCGGCAACTCAGTTCTTGACAGAGAGAAATAAAAAGTCACAAATTGAAACAAAAGGTTTTACTTTCTAGGAAAATGTGATATAATAGATTTTTAATTGGAGATAATATGAGTACTAATTGGGTTCAAGATATTGTAGAAATGCATGAAAAGTTTGGTGTTAATGGGGTTGTATCTAAATTTGACGGTGAAAAGCTTAAGAAATTCTTAGAGTTTCGTATTGGTTGTCTACAAGAAGAATTAGATGAATTAAAAGAAGCTAAAACTGCAGATGATGCTGTAGATGCTTTAGTAGATTTAATTGTATTTGCAATTGGTACATTAGATACTTATGGAGTAGATCCATACAAAGCTTGGGATAGAGTTCTAGTAGCTAATTTAGTAAAGGAAGTAGGTATTAAAGAAGGTCGACCTAATCAATGGGGACTTCCAGATTTAATGAAACCAACTGGTTGGATCGCGCCTACGCACGTTGACAATGTTGGATTGTTTGCACAGGTTTTTGATTAATAATGTATTCACTAACAGTTTTCAAGAGTATCTTTGATAATAAAACTGATATTCGTGTTGACTTTAATACATTTGAAGAATTTGAGAGATCTTTGTATCATCTCTCAACTTTGAATGGGTACAAAGCGAAAAAGGGTGAATTCTGTAAAAAGACCTCACCTCTTATTTCACCGGCGACCTATACTCCTGGTACTACAAGAGCTAATGCTAATGTAGTAAATTGGGGTAAGTGGGCTGCTATCGATGTAGATACACATGAATTTGAAGGAAACTTAGAAGATGAACTTTATCGACGGTTTGGTGATTGGGATTACATTTGTTATAGTACTGCAAGCAGCACTATTGCATGGCCAAAGTTTAGACTCGTGTTCCCACTTACTCGACTTGTTGAGTCGAGTGAAATCAAACACTTCTGGTTCGCTCTCAACTCTGAATTTGGATGCATGGGAGATCTCCAAACTAAAGACCTCAGTAGAATGTATTACGTCCCTGCGCTATACCCTGGTGCTAATAACTTTATCTTTAGCAATCGTGGTGCCTATATTGATCCTACGGAGTTAATGTGTAAATATGAATTCACTGCACTAGTTAATAGTAATTCATTTATTGATAGATTACCGGATGAACTTCGTGATGAAGTTATTAGTCATCGAAAAGCTAAGTTAGAAGAAACTAAAAGAGATTATAATTGGAATTCATATAAAGATTGTCCATTTGTAAACCAAAAATTAGTCACTGAGTACAAATCTATATCAGGTATGGATGGTTCTGGTAGATATTCTATGATTTATAAACTCATGACATCAATTGCTTGCTTTGCAGTTAAGAAGCAGTATCCTATAACTGAATATGAAATTGTTCAGTTAATTCTACAATTAGATAGAGAAACATCTAATATCTATGCCAAACGTCCTTTGAATACTGAAGCAAGCAGAGCTATTGAATTTGCTTATAAAAATATGTAAAAAAAACGTTTACATTACCTAAATTTATGTTATAATAGTCTCAACAAATAAACTTATTGAGGAATATTATATTATGGCACAAATTAAAATGATTGAATTAGCTGAAATAATTAAATCAGTTTTACCTATATCTATTAAAAACTTTAATGAGATTCGATTACCTGCACTAGAATATGCTTGGGGTAGATCATTTATTGATGAAATGGCAAATGAAAAACATGTCACAGTAGAAGTTGGAAAGAGTTATGTACGTCCATTTAACAATGAATTATATCGTAATATTATTGATAAAGTAAATAATTTTCAAGAATATACTACAGATGGTTATGATTTTACTTTTTGTGATATACCTGTAGAACATAAAAATTCATTTACTATAAAATGTAAAGGATTTACTGGTAGCGGTTTTGATAAGACACCTTGGCATTTACTTCTAAAATTTGATTATGATATTAATGGTAGAATTAAAAAATGTTTTGGTTGTATTATTGATACAGAAAAAATGGAAAACACCTGGTCTGAAAGAAATACGTCATCTAACTACTCAAATTTAAAATTGACTAATGATGATATTAAACATGCAATTATTATTATGGGCAATTTAGTTAAAAGTAGAAAGTTTGCTAATGAAGTATTAGAAACGGTATTTTAATATATGTCAACTACTCATGAATTAGGCCAATTAGGTGAAAGATTTGTAATGCATGTTATGAATGTTACTTTATCGGAAGATAAGTATGATACTAAAAAAGATGGGATTCTACCTGATGGTTCAGAAATAGAAATTAAAACTCAGAATAGACACCCAACTAAAGATATGTTTACTATTAGTTCTGTTAATAATGGTAATGGATTAAAAAATATAATTAAATGTTTCACAGTAGATAAATTAGTATTTTTAGAATATGATTCAACAGATTTTATTAGAATTTGGCTATGTACAAATCGCAAAAACTATGATATATTTACTACTACGACTGGTAAAGAAATGATAGGATTTCCTATATCAGAAATGGAATTATTACATAAGATTGAATACCCTGAATTAGCAACAAAAATGAGATCCCTTTCACAATCAACTGTATTTAAGAGATAATTATGACATATACAAGACCTTCAGCAAATATTTTATTAGAAGCGGCAGAAATTCAGGAGAAAAAAGGCCAGGATTATAATAACTCAATTTCTAGAGTCCAACAAGCAGACTATTATGTTCATGGTGTATGGTCTATTATGGATACTATTAATGGCAAGTATCTAAGAATGGTATCAGTACTTGAAACTATGGAAGCAGGTGGTAAAGTTAATTATGAATCAGTCGAAGATTCTGCATTAGATCTTATTAACTATACATCATTTCTTGCTGCATATATGCGAGGTGAAGTACCAGGTCAAAGACCAGATCGCGATATCTTTAATAAACCCAATGATTCAACTTCGCCATTAATTCCCACTGCATTTAGAGTTGAACCGGTAATTACTGTTGATCTAGGAGAACCTGAAGAAATTCCAGTAAAAAGAGGTTCTAAAAATGCTTAATGTTAATGATATAAGAAAAGAGTTTTTACGTAAATTAATGTTTGCAGATTTTGTAATTGATAAAACCGGTTGCAAAATGCTTGAAATTATGGGTGCATC